AGCTTGCGGCTACCGACACCGACGATGGCACTCACGATCGCGCTGGGAACTCTGTAGTGCTTTGCCATGTGAACCGTTCTCCTTCCGGTACCGGGGGCGAGCCGCAGCCCGCCCCCGGTTCATGGTGTGACTGGTCAGCCCACGACCGTGGAGTACAGATAGGCCGCGTACAGCGAGGTCTTCTCGAGGTCGCGGTAGTCGTCGACGTACCACTTCCACGACTTCGTGTCGTCGTCCCAGACCGGGCCGCGGGTCGCGTAGCGCGGCCCCTCGCCGGTCCAGCCGAACGACTTCATCGGGGCGATCGACCGGCTCGTCGCGTTGGCCTCGACGGCGCCGATGAAGGCGCACTTGCCCCAGATGTTCGTGAAGGTGTTGGCGGCCGAGTAGTACACAGCCCGGCCCACGAGGATCTTCTCGAGGCCGAGCGCCTCGGCGACCTGCGCCTCGGTCGGCATCTGCTCGGCGGCGTTCAGGCCGAAGATGATCTTGCGGATCTCGGCCCGCTTGCGGAGCTCGCGCCAGACGTCGTAGCCAACGGCCATCACGTTGGGCTCACGGCCGATCTTGCCGCGCACCGTGGCCTTGGCGTCGTCGACCTGGTCGACGATGTCGGAGGTGTCGACGTCCCAGCGGTCAGCCGCTGCGAGCGCGCTGGTCTGCGTGAACTCGGACGTGCTGAACGCGAGGTCGGCGATCTGCTTCTCTTCCGCCAGCTTCATCATGCCGAGCGGGACGGAGAGCGCGTCCTTCGCCGGGTCGACCTCGGGGTCGGCGTTCTTCATGTCCTCGTCGGGGACACTGGCCTTGAGGCCGTAGCCCTCGCAGTAGTACGAATCCGAGGACTTCTCCCACTTGACCTCGCCGTACTCGGCTCCGGGCGCGCGGCCGGTCTCGACGAGCTCGTACTTCTCGGCGCCGTGAATCCAGTATTTATCGCTGCGCTTGCCGACCGGGATCGCCGGCGCGAGCTGGAGACCGATCAGGGCGTCGTCCTGCCCCGCGTACTCCTGCGCCCAGTTCGTCAGGGCGGCGTCGACGTGCAGGTCTGCGTGCTGCGTGCTGGACATCTCAGATCACCGTCCTTTCTCAGATACCGGTGCGGTCGACGACGATGTCGACGACGATCAGGCCGGGGGTTGCCGAGGTGTACGCCTCGCGGGCGACTGCGGCGCAGAAGCCCTTGTCGGTCTCCTGCTTCACGCCGTGTCCGCTGGCGTCGCAGTCGAGCGGATCGTTGACGGCGATGTCGGTCGAGCCGTCGACGTACAGGTACGACTGGCCGCTGGTGCGGAGCACGACCTGTTCGCCGTCCTCGGGGGTGTTCTGGATGATGCCGATCACGGACTCGTTCGCGGCGCCGACCTCGACGGTCGTGGCGCTCTTGAGCAGCCCGAAGTGGTACTGGTAGTCAGAGAGGTCCTCGGCCGCGAGCTTGGTCTCGTCGCGGAATGGACCCACGGGGAGTACGGTGGCCACGTCAGGCCTCCTTTCCGGTGTTGAAGCGCTGCGCCTGGTAGCGCTTGGCGAGCTCGGGGTTCTCGGCCAGGATGAGTTTCTCGGCGGCGGCGTAGGTGATGCCGTCCTTGCTGGCGCGGGCCAGTGCCGTCTCGCCGAGCTCGATGTCGGGCCGCTTCTCCTCGTCCGCGTCGCCCTCGCTGCCGACGCCCTCGGCGCCGAGCTTGAGGCCCGGTCCCTTCGCGGCCAGCTCGATCGCCTCGAGCGCCTTGCCCTGGTCGATCTCGGCGAGCGCGAGGTACAGGTCCTTCTGGGCCGGCAGGATGTGGACGACCCCGCTCTCATCGGGCTTCATCGCCTCGGCGAGCTTGGCCTCGAAGTCGCGCTGCCGGTCGGCCGCGTCGCGGTCGGCCAGCGCCTTGACGGCGCCGTCTCGTTCCTCGGCGAGCGCGAGCACGGCGGCGCTCTGCGCGTCGTCGCTCGCGTCCTCGGCCAGCTTGAGGATGGAGAGTGCCTTGCTGTTCATGCGGTGTTCAGCTCCCTTCGGTGCGGCGGATTCCTCGCCGGCCGCGCTGCCCGTCCCTGCGCCCGCCTCGCCAAAGGCGACGGCCTGCGAATCGGAGGGGGAGGCGGCGCCGGGAGCGCCGTCGGATGCGGGGACGTAGGTCGTCTCCCGCTTGACCTCGACCGGCTGGCCGAGGGTGATGCCGGATTCGGTCTTGGTGTATGTGGCCTTATACGCCTGGGCAGGATCATCGAGCGAAGAGACCTCGTAGATGACCCACGGATCCCCCTCGTCGCGCGACCAATCGCAGACCCACACGCGCTCGCCAAGCAGTTCGCCGATCGCCCATTCCAGCCAATCTCTGACCGCGACACTTGAGCTCGGCTCGGCCGCCTCAACAGAGTGCTCGGCGATGCGTGCCCGGGCTTGCGAAAGCATGGTGCGGAACAGAGGCATGCCCTTGCGGCCCTTGAGCGCGGCATCGACCTTGCCGGCGAGGGTGTCCATGTCGTCGAGGAGTCCTGCGACCGGGTCTTCGGAGTCAGCGAGCTTGAGCAGGTCGACGACGTACTCGGGCTCGCGCTTGCCCTCGGACGCGGCCAGAGCTTGGGGCGCATCCTTCAGCGGCGGCATGATCTTCAGCAGGGGATGGTTCGTGAGCACGCCGCCCTGCAGCACCCACGAGTCGATGCGCTCGCCGTCGTTGGTTTCGAGCTCGCCCGCCTCGATCGACAGATAGCGGAAGAGGTCGCCGCTGACGGCCTCAGCGCCGGCCTGCGTCCACTTCGCGGAGGCCCAGAGGGCGTCTCCGCTGCGGCCGTTCCACTCGTACGGTGCGCAGTAGATGCGCTCGAGCCAGAAGGCGGCCGGGCCGCCGGAGCTGTGCGTGCCGTTCGAGAGCGTGAACTGTACGTCCGTGCCGAGCACGCCGGCGGTGAAGTTCGCGACCATCTGGTCGGCGGTGTCCTGCGTGAGTGGCAGGCCGTCCGGGTACTTCGCCATGAGCAGCGGGTTCTGGACCGACCACTCGCCGATGGGGAACAGCATGACCTCGGTGACGTCGCCGGCTGCGATGTCCTGTTCGGCGAGGCGAAGCGGGATAAGGGCAGGGTTCATGCGGCGGCCTCCTCGACTCCGCGGAGCATGTAGACAGCGAAGCAACGGCAGAACTCGCCGCCGTCGCACTCGGGGTTGGGGGCGAGCGCGGCGACCTCGTCGAGATCCTCGGACTCGAAGCCGTCGGCGGCCTCGCAGACGGGGCAGGTGTTCTGGTCGAGGATCGCCGAGACGACGCCGTAGCTGATGCTGGAGACCTGCTCATTGGCCTCGACGGCGCGCCCGAGCTGCATCATGTCGCTGACCACGGCGCCGAACCGGAGCGCGGCGCCGTCCGAATCGCGGGTCACGGCCTCGACGATCGCGGCCGGCTTGCGCGGTACGCCGGCAGCGACGCTCGCAGCGGCGCGGCCGGCGGCGGCCTGCGTGGCGGCGGCGATCGACCGGGCCGTCGCCTCGGCAAGCTCGTCCATGCCGTCGTCGGGGTCGGGCAGGTGGGCGGGAACAGCCTTGCGGGGCGGCTTCTCGGCGGCGGCGATCGCCTGCCGGTCCTCGAGCGGAAGCGGCGTCACCGGCTCACCGTCGTGCTGGCGCTGGAGCTCGTCCCGGACCTGCTCACGGCCGGCGGCGTAGAAGTCCTCGAGCACGGCGCGGATCTCGCGAGTGAGCACGTCGACCATCGGCGGAGCTCCTGCGGCGAACTGCCCGAGCTTGCCCTTCGCCTGCGCCGCCTGGGCACGTTCAGCGAGCATGGCGATGAGCCGGTCGCGGGTCTGCTGCGTCGCCTCGCGCACCGCCGACCTAGCGTCCGTGAAGCGCTGATTGACCTCGGCGAGGGCGACGAAGTGCTCGGGGCCGGCGAGGGCGCGGCGGAGGCTGCCCCCTCCGGCGAGCTGCAGGCCGTGGCCGCAGCCGCACTCGGCGGCCTTGGCGCCGGCTTCGGGAGAGGAGCCGCCCGCCTCGTCTTCGCCCGAGCCCTGCTGCTTGCTGGCGGCAGGTGCGGACGGCTCCGTAGTCGGAGCCTTGGGAACGACGACCTGCGTGACCGGCGGGCCCTCCGGCGCGTTCATCTCGGACCGCGCCCAGTCCTGCAGGTCCTCCGGCAGCGTGGCGAACGCCTGTCCCAGCCAGAGCAGCGCCTGCGCGAACGACTTCATGTCGACCGCCTGCACGTGGCCGAACCTGAGCGTGGGCCGGTTCTCGTCAGTCGGGAAGTTGTAGGCGACGAGCTGATGGATGAGGCCGCCCGAGGCGTTGATGACGTCTTCGCGGTACTTGGCCTCAGCCTGCACGCCGTTGGAGAAGAGGTCGGAGAGGGTCGTGCCGAGCGCGCGGCTGCCGGCGTTCGAGGTCCCGAGCTCGAACACCTGCGCCTGACAGGCCGCAGAGAGCGCCTGATCCTGCGCCTTGATGGCGTCGAGGATGTCGGAGATGGAGGCGTTGCCGGTCAGGAGCTGGACGGTGACGGAGTCGGGATGCAGCGCGTAGCCGTCGGCGGAGAGGCCGATGCGCGTGCCGATCTCCTCGAGCTTGGTCCGCACGTCGACCGGGCACTGGCCGGTGTAGCTGATATCCGGGATGCCGGCGAGGCGCCGTACCGCGGACGGAAGCTCCTGCTCGAGCTCCCGTTTGATCTTCCACGTCCGGTACATCGAGCGCAGGATCGGGATGCCGGCGAAGTTGGCGCCCTCCTTGTCATGGCAGAACCACACGAGGCTGGCACCATCGATCGTCTTCTCGCCGCCCTCGAGCGGGGTCTGCACGACGTGGTCGATCGCCGCGCTTCTGATGTGGATGTTGTTCGGGGTGATTGACGAGGCCGGCCGCAGCTCGAGCCGGCAGCGGATGCGGCCGGCCTCGTCGCGGTACCAGACGATCTCGAAGGCCGCAAATCCGTAGTCGATCGCGAGCATGGAGTCGGAGACGAACGAGCGGAAGGGATAGTCGGCGATGAGGACCTCGCGCACGAAGTCGGCCTTGGCGACCGCGTCGGTGTCGTCGGGGTCGGCCGGGTCGATGTCCGCGGATGCCTGCAGCAGCGGGAGATTCTGAGCCCGGCGCAGCCCGCGGATGTGCGGATCGTCGAGGCGCATGGTGCGGTAGGTCTTGCTGCCCTGCGTGCCGCGGAGCTCCCACGAGGTCTCTTGGTCGGAGAGGGTGCGGCTGCCGCCGGAGACGTAGGTGACCGAATCGGAGCCCTGGACGGTCATATCCGGCCCGGACTTCCGCTCGGCGAGGCGGAACATGCTGCGGAGTCGTGTGGTGAGGCTCACGCCCCTGAGTCTCAGGGCGTTCGCGTCCCCGAGTTGGGCGAGGTTTGCGAGGCTAGGCGGGGCGGTTCCCCGTCATGTTCGTGGAGACGTACCAGTCGGTGACCACGGGGCGCGTGTAGAACGCCTGGATCACGGCATCGGCGGCGTCGGTCGAGCGCCCGATGCGCTTGCGGATCTCGTCCTTGCCCTCGACGACGATCTTGCCCGAACTCGTCACGCGCCACTTCGGAGCCGTCAGGTCCCCGGTCAGGATGTCGTCCGCCGGCAGCGCGATCTTGGAGTCGTTTGCCGGGTCAAGGAACTCGCGCATCGCCCACCAGGCGGCGCTGCGCTTGTTCGCGAATCCCAGCTCGCCGGAGATGTCGAGGGCGTCGCTGCGCTCGCTGGCGTTGAATGCGACCGCGTCGAAGCCCTGTTCACGCAAGCGGTCGACAACGCCGGCACCGACACCGATGACGTCGACCACCGCGTACTCTGCTCCGGCGCGCATCGCTCCAACGACGACGCCGGTGGTGGCCATGGTGTCGCCGTAGTCGTAGGGGCGCAGCTCCGTCACGACTGGCCCGCTGCGCAGGGCGAGGTAGGTCTTGTCTGCGCCGCCGCGGGCGACGTCGACGCCGAGGCAGGTGGGCGGAGCATCGGCGCCTTCCTCTTTCCACGCCAACCATCGCTGGTTGGCTGCCTCCACCCACGCCAGAGGGATGACCGAGTCTTCGTCTGCCGAGGCAAAGTCCCCCTCGACGCGGTTCTGGTAGATGGCGGACTGCTCGCCCCACTGGGCGCGGCGCTTCTCGCACCAATCCTCGCTGATGCGCCCGGCGGCGAGGGCCTCGGACTTCGTGACGTGCCGGTGCCGCCAGTCCTCGTAGCCCGAGGCGCGGCGACAGATGTCATAGAAGCGCCCGGACGGCTCGCCAGGCGTCGAGCAGGCGATCGCGTAGGCGTCGCCCGTGGAGAGCGCGCCCTCCGCCGCGTCGAAACTGGCTGCCGGGATGATCTTCGCCTCGTCGAAGACGTAGAGGATGTGGTCGGCGTGGGCACCCTCGATCTTCTCCGGATCGTTCGATGCGACCGCCGTCGCCTGCCCGGTGCGCAGCTTGATGGCGAGGTCTAGCAGCTCGACGTCGTCACGCAGGAGCGGCCGGCCGATGACGCTCGGGCGCAGGCGCCGCGCCCATTTGTGGATCTCGGGCCACAGGTAGACCGTGAGCTGGCGCCAGACGCTGGCCGTGGTGATGACCTTCCAGTCCGCGCCCTCACGAGTGAGCGCAAACCAGAGGACGAGCCAGGCGTTGACCGCCGTCTTGCCGAGACCGTGCGGCCCGCGGGCGGCGACGCGGTGGTCGCTCGCCAGTGTGGACAGGATCTCGCGCTGGTAGAACGATGGTCCCTCATTCACACGCCACGAGAACGCCGTCTCGACGAAGCCGCAGGGGTCGGAGAAGTAGCGGCGGAGTGGCGAGACCTCGGAGTGTCGACGTTCGACGGTGACGTATTGCTGGCGCCGATGCCTCAGCTGCGCAAGCTCAGCGCGCCTGCGCTCAATCTCCTGCTGCAGGTGCTGGCGGGAGGGCATACTGGCGCTCGAGGTCGGCGAGCTCCTGCTCGCGTTCGGCGATCTCCGAGTCCACGAGGGCAAGGATCTCGGTGATCTCGATGCGCTTCGGAGCGGCGAGCCCGTACAGGTCGGTGAGGTCCTTCCGCACGCGGCGAGCGGTGTTGATGTCGCCCTTCTCGAGCGCCTTGCGGAAGAGGTGGCGCAGCTCCGAGACGGCACGCCCGAACTCCGCCTTGCGCTCGAACTCGCCGGCGGCGACGATCAGCTTGTGGGCGTCGTGGATGTAGCTTTCGATCGCGCGCTTCTTCACGCCCCAGGCGGCGTGATCCTTGCCGACCTTCTCGATGATGTCGCTGCTACTGAGGCCCTCGAGCAGGTAGCGGTAGACGATGTCCACGCGGCGAATGCGAGCGGCTTTGGTGCAGTGTCCGGTGGGCGTCTCTTCGGTGCTCATGCCTACACTCTCCGCCTCTGCGCCCGCCAGAGTTGGGCGAGTTTGCGACCGGAGACGCCGCAGGACACAACGCGGATGATCCCGGTGGCGTTGAGACGCTTCACGGAGTCGCGAATCGCGCTCAGATTCGTCTCGCTCGCCTCGCAGCCGAGTGCGCGGCAGAGGACGACGGGGCGGCCGGCGGCGCGCAAGAGTAGGACGGCGATGCGCTCGTCGAGGTCGGACGGCGTGACGCCGCGAGGGTTGTATCCGGTGTGCCAATGTGACTGGCAGACGAGGTCGCCGGCGTGGTCGGAGCCGAGGATCCCTCTGCAGACGATGCAGCGAGTCGGCGCGGGCGCGCGCTTCGGCGGCCGGGCCGGCTTGACGACGATACGCTCTGGGACGGCCGGCCGGCGCAGCTTCACCACGGCGGCCGCTCCGCGAGGTCTACTCCTCGGCTGCCTCCGAGAGGAGCCGGTGCAGCTCGGCGGTGAAGCAGGCGCCACCGTTCTCGAGCAGGTTGACGAGCGCCGGGTCGTCCCGCAGGTCCGCGGCCGAGATCCCGAGGCCGTCCATAGCGGTGTCCACAGAGACGCCGAGGAAGACCTGCCCGACGAGACGCTCCCGCTGCTCGGTCGTCATCATGCTCCAATCGTAGCGCCGTCATGGGCGCTAGGCTACTAGCGGGCGTTGTCGGCGGAGGCCTACCCGAGCATGCGGTGGATGAAGTTCAGGAGATGCTTGTGCGGCCGGTAGACCTCGTGTGCTCCGTTGCGGCAGTACGCGAAGCGCCGATGCAGGCGCTTCTCATCTTCGAAGGTCCCGGCGACCACGGCGAGCACCGTGTATGCCCCGCCCGTGTGCAGGGCCGAGGCGTCGTATGCCGTCATGCGCCTCTGCCAGTCCGTGGTGAACCCGATCTTGATGTGACCGTCGCGGTTCTGGATGAAGTAGACCCAGCCCGGCTTTTCTTCGCGGATGCGCGCCCCCAATTCGCCCGACAGCTCGATGAGTCCTTGCGTGGCCTCCGACTCGGTATCGAACGTCTTGTTGATCCGACGCCGCTTGCCGGCTGAGCCAGTCGTGACGAACACGCGGTAGCGGCCATCCTCTAGCTTGGTGATGTAGCCCATGTACGACTCCTTGTCGATATGCCAGCTAGAGCATACACGGCATATCGCCATGTGTCAGGTCATGTGCCTCAATCGGTCGACGAAGCATGTGAACGGCTCCGGGCGGTTTGGGCTCGAAGAGCCTACCGTCTACCCCCTCCGTGAACCGTCACCCACGCCTACCCCGCCCTCTCACGGCGGTAACATGGGTTCAAATCCCATATGCGCTACCAGCGTCATTTGCAGGGACTTCGTCGCTCTCAGCCGCTCAGCCGCTCGAGGGGATGTGTCAGAAAATGTACCCTACTACGTGGCTGCTAGTGTCTTCCCGAGGCTGGATTCGAGGCGCTCGACGGCGTCGGCGTCGGCGTCGTCGAGGACGTGCGCATAGATCGTCATCGTGATGACCGGCGACGAGTGCCCGAGTATGCGGGACACCACGTTGACCTTGACTCCGGCGCGCAGCGAGAGCGTGGCATACGTGTGGCGCAGCTCGTGGAACTTCACCCCGGTCTCAAGTCGGCGCCAGTACATCCCGAAGGCGCTCGGACGCCAGAGATCGCCGCGGACGTCCGGGAAGACGAGCCCGTGATCGTGCCAGACCTTCGCCTTGAGCCGCTCCGTCGCCTGGTCCTTGCGATGCTGCTCGAGCGCCGCCGCCGTGGCCGCCATCATCGGCACCTTGCGCGGCTTACCAGACTTCGGCGCCTTCGCCTTCACCCCGTCCTTGCCCTCGTCGAGAGCTCTGGCGACGGTGATAATGCCCTTCTTCGCGTCGACGTCACGCCAGCGCAGGGCCAGGAGTTCGCCGCGGCGTAGGCCAGTGGTCGCGGCTACGGTGGCGATCGTGCCGGCACGGGTGCCCTTGATCTTCTGCAGGAGCTCGGCCGTCTGCTTCTCAGAGAGCGCCGTCGCCTCCTCGCGGTGCAGCACGGGAGCCGAGACGCCCTGCATGGGGTTTTCGAGTAGCAGGTGCCAGGCGACGGCCCTAGAGAGGGCGCTATGCAGGACAGTGTAGCGCTTGCGCGTCGTCGCCGGGGCCTCGGCCGCGGCGCACTTGTCTAGCCAGGTCTGGATGTGGACGGGGCGGAGATCCTTGAGGGTGCACTTCGAGAGCTTCGGCGGAAGGGCGTCGCAGATGGATTCGTAGCGGGCGAGGGACTTGGCCGAGCGGCGCTGCGTCTTCAGATGCTCGATCCAGCGCTTGAGGTAGGCGGCGAGGGTCAGCGTGTGCGGCTCGAGGGTCGCCTCCTTGCGCTTCTGCGTGATCTTGATGGCGGCTCGCTGCCGTGCCTCGGTCCGCGTTCTGCCGGTCGCGTTGGCACGCAGACGCTCACCGCCTGACCCTTCGCTCTCGAAAGCCCGCCAACGGCCGTCCGGGAGCTGCTTCGCCCAGCCCATGAGGGGAGTGTACAACGGCAGAGGCGGCCACGGGGACGGCCTCGCTCATCGCCTCGTGTAGATCACTTCGCTGTCAGTCACCTCCACCGCCGAGAAGCGTCGCCCTGGCGGTCTTCACGCGAATCTCACGTCTGCAGGCATCGCTGCAGGTCTTTCGCCCCTTCGGTGCCCAGAACTCCCGGCCGCAGTTCGTGCACAGTCTCGGCGGCCCTCGTCTGACCGGGGACCTGGCGTTCTTGGCACGTACTTCGTTCATCCTGGCTGCGAATGCTGGGTCGGTCGTTTGGCGTTCGACAAATGCCTCCGTGAGGCGAGCGCCAGCGGCAGCATTGCGGCAGGCGGCCGAGCAGTAGCGACTTCTGGAGTAGGGGTAGTCGCGAAACGACGCCCCGCAGACCTCACAGACCGCGTCTACTCGCTTGCCGGCGTCCTTGACGGCGCTCAAGTGCTGACGGCCTTGTTCTCTCATGGGGGGTCGACCACGCCGGGCAGCGCGTAGACGATCCACGCACTCGCTCCTGTGCGCATCATCCTGCATGAGTCTTCGCTGCACTTCCTGCTGGATCTCGGCGACCGCGGCACTACATGTGCGCTGCGTCCTGTTGAGCCCGTAGTGTTCACGGAGAGCGTCCATAGTGACGCCGTGCTTCACGCAGATGTGGATTCCGACGTGGCGGAATGGGCCAGCACCGCAGAAGAGGCACGTGCCCTCGTCGAACATCTGCAGGAGCTGCTCGTGAGTCAGGTCGGGCCAGGCCACGTGATCCATGTCGGCCATGCTACACCGTCCCCTCACGCCGCATCCCTGCCCTTGAGCCGCGGCCACCCGAGCCGGTGCACGAGCGCCGCGCGGTCGGCCGGCACCTTGGCGATCGGGCCGCCGTACGCCTCCCTCGCCATGCACCAGAGCAGGTGCGCATCGGCCGCGTTGTTGTCCTCGCCACCGAAGTAGAAGCGCCTGATCGCCGCGGCCATGACCTGATCCTTGCTCGCGTTCCCGTGCCCCGTCGCGTACTTCTTCAGCGTGCTCGCATTGATCTCGACGGTCGTGATGCGCCGCCCCCAGAGCCAGAAGCGGACGATCCCGCCGAGCTCGGCAAGCTGGTAGACGCCGCGGCCGCGGGCCCCGAAGGCGTACCCCTCGAGGACCACGACGTTGACGCCGAACGCCTTGGCGAACACCTCGCTCGTGATGTCGCCGACGCGCTCCCAGCCGCGCGACCGGGGATGGATGACGCCGCTGTCACCGTCGAGGCACCAGCCGGTACCGGTGAGGGAGAGATCGAGGGCGAGGATGGAGGGGCGGCGCCGGCCGCCCCCTCCCCCGTCCTCGAAGTCGAGTTGGTAGGTCACGCCGCGTCCTCGGACCGGCAGACGATGAGGCGCTTGCCGTAGTCGTCGGCGCTGATGACGACGGAACCGTTCCGCACCAGACGGTCCTCCTCGCCGTAGACGACGAGGCGCTCGGCGTCGGCCTCCTCAGCGATGCCGGCGGCCGTGAGGTAGTCCGCGACGAGCTCCGAGTAGCGCGTGTGCTCGCCCACCTGCGTCACGTGCGGCTCGTCGTCGCCGGGGTAGAGGGCGATCACGACGCCGGCACCGCGGGCGGCCATCTCGGCGCCGCCTGCCTCTTCGGCCTCAGGAGCGGCCTCGGGATACAGCGGGCACCTCGTCACCTCGTGTTCGACCTCCATCAGCACGTCGGGGTCGTGGTAGCAGACGAAGCTGCCGGCGAGGTCGCCCTCGGCGGGAACGCAGAAGTGCGGGCAGTCGCCGCCGATGCAGGTCGGCTGGTACTCGACGTCGCGCTCATCGCCGGCCTGCAGGTCCATGTTCGCCCACTCGCGGTCGACGGAGTCGCCCTCGAGGGTCGATTGCCGGGAGACGATGGTGACGTCGTACTTGCCCCGCGGCAGCGCGCGCAGGTCGGCGAGCGTCTGCAGGGAGTCCTCAGGCTTCAGCTTGACGAAGGTCGAGAAGTCGGGGCCGATGCTGCCGGCGCCCTCGAACGTGGCCGGGAAGGTGATGCTGGGGAAGCTTACGTCGGTATCTGTCGTCATGGTGCGTGAGTCTCCTTTTCCTGGTGAGTCATTCATGGCCGGCGCACCTGGCGCGCGTCGGCAACCTTGGCGGCGAGCTCCCGCGGGAGCGTCGTTCGCGTCGCCTCGTAGGGGTCGACGTACACGAGCTCGTCGTCGCCGCGGGTGGCGGCGATGACGTGAAGGTCGGCGCCGGAGACCGTCTCGACCACCCACAGCGCCTCGTCTGGGGTCTCGACCGCGTCGCCGGGCTTGATGAGGGCGGCGTACTGCTCGCCCCGGTCTTCGGTAGACTGGTCGTCCATCGGGCCTCCTGCGTCCGGTGGCACGCCCCGGGCGGTTGCCGCCGCGCCGGGGCGCCTTGTTGTCAGGACGGTGGTCATTGGTGGTCACTGGTGGTCAGGGCAATCACGACGCCTCACTCTCGGCCGCCTGCTGCTTCGGCATCGGCTGAGCGAACGCGGGCAGATGCGCCCCGAGCGGCTCCGGTCCGTGGTCAGGAGCGCACGTCTCCGCGGCATCTGAGGCTGGAGCCTTGCGACCTCCCGGCGCCGGAACCCGCTCCCCGCACATCGGGCAGTGCTTGTTCCGGGTCCCGTCCCCGTCGTACTGGTACTCGCCGCCGCACTCGCAGTAGCGATCGCTCTTGAAAGCGTGCGCGGGCTGTGAGTTATCCACAGACTC